ATAAATTAAATGAATTAGAGAGAGATCTGCCTTTAAAATGAAAAACTCAAGATAAAAGTATATCTTCAGCATTAAATCATTTAGAGGATTGATTTGATTGAGTAAAATCTAGTAAATTAAAAGAAGTACAATCTCGTATTAGGGAGCTAAAAAATAATCACGATACACAAGGATTATCTATAGAAGAGTTACAAGAAGTAAAAAGATTACATACTACTCATAGCAAGTTATTTACAGACAAAGGGAAAGATAGATGAAAAACATTATCAGCGGATGATCTAAGAGGATTAAGAACAGACATAAAAACACTTATTGAGGAAAGAGCTAAAAAATGAGGAGTAGATAATATATCAGAATTAAATAACAAATATGCAGACATACTTAATGCAGAAACATTCTTAGAGAACAGAAAAGCAGAATTAGAATCATGAGAGAATAAAATATTACCACAAGGGGTTGTAAAAACTTTAGTAGAAAAAATGTTAAATATTCCTTGAATAGCTGAAACAATTACTGCTGCATGAAGAGGGGTAATGAATACTATTTCAAGCGAATGATCATGAGCTAAAGCTGTTAAAATTGTTGACATGGAAGCAGAAATACCTAAACTTATAAAAGAAATAAGAAAAAAGAAGGGACATCAAGAAATATTAGATAAAGTAAAACAAGAATTAAGCAACTTAGGTTTCTATGTTATATGAGACCAAGCGGTTTACTTAGGTGAGTATGAAGAAGGAGAAATAGAAGAAGAGCTTACATCAGATAACTTTCTTGATTGATTAACAAAAAAGAAAGACCAAGAAAAAATACAAAACTCAGATTTCCTTAAATGATTAACTTGAGAATAATATGGAATTTACAATGATTGAATGGAGTGAAATACCTTTATTACTTAAAGTTATAGGAGTATATTTATTATATAATGTAATAATGTAATAATGAAAAACATAGTAATACATAAATGGAGAGGATACAGAAATGAGAAGTACTTTAGAACTTATGGATACATCAGTATTGTTGATGGTGATGTATTCGATATGTTCGACAGAGCATCAAAGAAAGTAGACGAACTCTTATGATATAAAAGACACTTAAATGAACATGAATTCTAAACAAGCAATTCAAAAAGAACTTGTATTAAAAGCATTAGAAGAAAAAACAGCAGAAGAAAGAGAAGATCTTATCAAATTTATGCAATATATGTTTAAATATGAAAAGAAAAAAGATTTCTTCGCTGAAGACTATCACTACCTTTTAGCAGATAAGCTAAAGGGTGTTTTGTCTTGAAAGACTAAAAGGTTAATGATTAATATTCCTCCAAGGCATGGGAAATCAGAATTAATTACTAAATGTTTTCCTGTATGGGCTTTTGGTAATAATCCTACGTTAGAGATTATTGCAACATCATATTCTGCTACATTAGCACAAGGGTTTTCATCTGAAGCTAGAGATTATTATAATTCTGAAACATATCAAAAGATATTTCCAAGAGCTGATAAAATACATGAAAGTCAAAATACAAAAGACCATTGGAAATTAGAGTCTGGTTGAAAATACTACTCTACAGGGTCAGGAGGTGCAATTACTGGGATTGGTGCAAATTGCTTCATAATCGATGATCCACTAAAACCTGATGAAGTTGATTCAGACATTAAAAGGATAGGGATTAATGATTGGTATGAAAATACTGTTACTTCCAGGCTAAATAATCCTAAGACTGATTCTATCATTATAATAATGCAAAGACTCCATGATAATGATTTATGTGGATACCTTAAAGAAAAAATGGAACAATGAGTCGGTGAAGATTGGGATATTGTTAGTTTACCAGCTATTAATGAAGATGAGTTATCAGATACATTAAGTTGTGGGAGAGAAATTAAACTAGAAGAAGACAAACCATTATTCCCAAGTAAATTTACTCCATTCATATTACAAGATATAAAACAAGTTAATCCACTTGTATTTAATTGTCAATGGATGCAAAATCCTATTTCTAAAGAGAATCAAGAGTTCCATGAAGAATGGTTTAATTACTATGATGAGTTACCTAAGGAATCAGGAAGAGTTTTCACAACTGTAGATCCAGCATTTAGTAAAAGTAAGAGAGCAGATGAAAGTGTTATCACAACTGTGAAGTTCATACAAGACAATATGTATATACTAGAACAAACAGCATGAAAATACGACCCTGCTGAGCTGGAAGATAAAATGTTATACCATATAAAGAAATGGAATCCAGAATCAATCTGAGTCGAAGCTATTGCTGCTCAAGTAACTATATCATTTTCCCTAAAGAGAAGATTAGCTAAAGAACAAATATTTAGCACAGTTATAGAAGAGATTAGACAAAAGCAAGATAAGAATGCAAAGATCAGAGCATTAATACCATTATTTAGAAATGGACTTATTCATCATAAAAGAGATATGTGAGAGTTTGAAGCACAGCTTCTTAAATTCCCTCGTTGAAGACATGATGATAGGATTGATTGTACACAAATGGCTCTTTATTTATATGAGTTACAACCATGACAACAAAAGGTTTATAAAATACCTACAATCAAACATAATAAGTATGGGATGCCAGTATTAGTAAAATAATTTTACAAACGCATTTTTTTGCATACTATATAATAAATAAACTTAACTACTAAAATATGACGGTTAAATTAAACGCAGAACAACAAAAAGATGTTATTGACCTAGTTAATAATACTATACAATTACACGATACACAATCTGTTGATTATTCTGACCAAATGTTAGCAGTATATGAATCATTGTCTACTATGGAAATGCCAGATACTGGAGATAACCTAACTAGATTTAAAATTAATAAAGCTCATGAAGTACTAAGAAAAGTAGTACCTAGAGTAGTAGCTAATGCTCCTAAATTTGTTATTACACCTAGAACAGATGTATTTTATGATGAGGATGAATGATCTACTTGAGCAGAAAGAGCAAAAATATTAGAAAGAAATAATAAATATTCTTCTGCTGTAAGGGATTACTTACATTCTATATTTAAGGATGAACAATTTACTCCAAGATTAAAAATCTGGGCTATCAAAGCATTATCTTACTGAAACTCATTCGCACAAGTTACAGGGAAATATAAAATGCAAAGAAAGAAAGGTGAAAACTGAGTAGAGGAACACGTAGTATGAGTTAATCCTACTATCGAACCAGTAAGTTGGACAGAAATGAAATATGATGCAAGGTACTTATTCTTAGAAGATATGCCTTGAATAGTAAGGACTAAGAAAAGAGTTAGTCTATTCAGTATTATGAATAATGGGGATTACTTTAACTTAAATAAAATTAAAGAGTTAAGTAATGTAAAATATTCAAGTACTGCAAATTATACAGAAAAAATATTCCAAATATCAGGAGTACAAGATGTAGAAGTTGTTAAAGGAATAGATAAAAATGATTTAGAAGTACATACTTTTGAATGATACTATTCAATGTCAGGAGAAGCTAAAGATTCTAAATTATATGAATTTGTAGTTGTAGACTGAGCGGTTGTTATCTGAGCAAAAGAGATAACTCAATATTCATTTGTTGACATGAAAGCTCACGAAGATCCAGAAGTATTTTATTCAACTGGTTTAATAGCTCCTATTATGGGGATTACAGATGAATTAAACTTCCAAAAGAACGCGCAAGCTACAGCGATAGGGAAATCATTAAACAGAAGTTACTATTGGTCTCCTGATTCATGAGTTGACCCTTCTCAATTATTTAATGACAAAGCATGAGATATTATTGTTTGTAATAATGGTGTTGAAAATGCAATGAGAAATATAAAAGAAATGGAGGATAGACAACTTCCAGCTCAATACTTCTCGAATATAAATGATTATAATAGAGATATTCAAACATTATCTCATACGACTGATGTATCACAACCATGAGGACAATGAGCATTAACAAATACTGCTACTTGAGCAAGAATAAGTTTCTTTGAATCGAATGCAGTTATTGCAGAACTTAGAAAAAACTTTGAAAGAGCAGTACAAGAATTAGCTTATAAGTTACTTGACTGGACAGCTAATAATATCGATAAAGATATTGTTATCAAAAAACCAGATAGTGCAGAGTTTATTAAAATTAATATTGAAGCAATTAGAGATGCTGTTGAAAGATATGAAATAAATGTTGAAGCTAATTCATCTTCATTTGATAACTTAGAGAACAGAAGAGCTGATGCTATAGCACTGAAAAACATCATGATAGAATGAGTTAATTCAGGAGTAGATATTAATATGGAAGAATGATTTAGAAAAGTATTCTCTACTTTCCCAGAGTTAGATTGAGACACTTTAAT